TTCCCTTTCCAATAACAATGTCATACCTGGCAGCGTTCTCTGAGATCTTTGGAAGTTGGTTGGTTATCTTTGGACTTGGCACTCGCTTGGGTGCCTTGGCAATCTTAGGTACTGTTTCCTTTGGAATATATCATGCCATTGTGACATCAGGATTCAATATCTACCTTCTAGAATTACTTGTATTGTATTGGGGAGGATGTGCCTGTATTATTCTCAATGGTGGGGGCAATTTCTCACTAGATCACCTTATAAAACGGAGACTCACAAATGATTAAATCACTATTCAGTATTATGTTTGCTGCACTGATGTGGGTTCAAGTCCCACAGTGGAGTGATGATTGGTCTAAGTGTTCAGTAGATGTACCAGACACAGCATGTCATTGGTACATCACAGCTCCTGATAGCACAATGGGTGAGGGATTTAGTTGGGCCAATGCTCCTTGGTTTTCAGTAGAAGGATTGAGAGATGTTGGTGAACTTCATGACACTATGACATCAATTCAACAATTAAGAGAAGCATGAACAATTTTATGGTTTTCATATATTTTGTTTGCTTTGCTGCAATTGCTGGTGGTGCATTTGCAATGATGTGGAGTAATATACAATCAATCAACATTGAGATGAATAAACCACGCAAACCACGTCATCCAGAGGCACCTGAAGCAGGTGAAGAACTGATGTATGTGGATCTGTCTAGAGAAAAATTAGAAGACCTTTACAAACAAGATAATGATTGATATACTAAGAGGGTAAACACCCTCTTTTTTTATGCTTGCTTCTAAAATTGCAGAGACAATGAGCACTCTTGGTTGGGACAATGACGATAATATTATTGTAGAGATTGGTGGAACAATAGTATCTGGTATTCATCAGGGTGAGAACTACAATGAAAAATGGGCAACACCTTATGGTGTTCGTAAGTACAATAAAGATGCTTTTATTATTATTAGTAATGAGTCACGTAGAGATTTGACTAAATCTCAACCTATGCAAAGAGAATTTAAACCAGCACATCCATATGGAACTACCACCACTACCACCTCAGCAGAAAAAAACAGAGAGGAGGATAATAACACAGATACAACTCAACAATCTTGAAAAACTTCTTGATAGTAAATGGCATAGACAAGAGGTTATTGATGTTGATGGTAAAAGAATAGATAGATTGATAATTAAATTTGAACCTGATAGGTTTGAGTCATATGACTAGTGTTTATAATTATTTTGTATCCTTTTTTCAAGTAGTGATAATGAACTGCATCCAACCAGTCAATTGGCAAGCATGTCTGCCTGTTCATGAATGGTTGATCCCTGATTTAATTCAGGGAGCACAAATATATTTTGACAAAGACCTTAATTTCCTGTATAAATCTGAGAGAGACTACTTAAACAAATGAAAATTTTTCTAGACACTGCTGATACTGACATTATTAAACAATATTTTGAGACTGGTCTAATTGATGGTGTCACTACAAACCCTTCATTGATTACAAAGGCAGGTAGAGATCCTGATGATGTCTATCAAGAAATTAAAGATATTGGAGTAACTGATATCAGTATGGAAGTCATGGGTGATGCTCAACAGATGTATCATGAGGGTCTCAGACTGGTTGAAAAATTTGGCAGTGTCAGTACAATCAAGGTGCCCTGTACTAGAGATGGTTTGTTGGTATGTAAAGAACTTAATACTGAGAAAATTAGGATTAATGTCACACTCATCTTCTGTGCTGCTCAGGCAGTCCTTGCTGCCAAGTCTGGGGCAACATACGTCAGTCCTTTTGTAGGCAGGTTAGATGACCAGTCAGTTGCAGGTCTGGAGGTTGTAAGAAGCATCTCTGAACTGTATCGTATTCATGGCATCAGGACAAAGGTCTTGTCTGCTTCTATCAGAAACGTACAACGTGCCATCAGATCATGGTATAATGGTGCTGAGATTTGCACCATGCCACCTAAGGTATTTGATCAAATGTATGATCACATTCTCACTGATAAGGGAATGGAAATTTTTGATAATGACTGGCAAAAAGCTGGATTATCAATTTGAAAATAAATTTTTTTATAAATTAGAGAAGAACAATTAGTATTATGAGTTTTATTGTATATTCTAAAAATGGATGTCCTTACTGCACAAAAGTTATTAATGTGCTTAAACTTGCAGAGTTGAAACATGTGGTTTATAAACTAGGAAGAGACTTCTCAAAGTCTGAATTTTATACAGAATTTGGAGAGGGTTCAACTTTTCCTAGAGTCACTTTAGATGAAGAAATCATTGGTGGATGTTCTGAGACTGTCAAATTTTTAAAGGAGAATAAATTAGTGTAATGGAAAATTGCTGGGATCTGTATGATATTATTGAACACACTATAGATCATGCTTTCAAAGGTAGATTCATGCTTAACATGTATGATTTTCTTAAAAGCATAAAGGCAACTAAAAGAGATGTGCAGGAATTTATTGATAGTTCTACAGCTCTTGAAATCAATGGTTTAATTCTAGATCTTGAAGATTATATGGAGGGTGGAAATGATTCTCAACATAAACAGTTGAGAGAAGCTTATGGGCATCTTGGTAAACCAGAAGCACGTAAGATAAGAAATTATTTGTATGAGTTATTACAGGATGCATGGAAGTATGAGCAAGAAAAAAAACCAGGAAGAAAACGAAGAAGACCTTCTAAATAAAAATACAAGTGACCCACCACACATCAATAGAGGTGTGGAGTTACTCTTAAGAAAAAGGAGGAAGAAGGCAGTTCCAAGAACCTTTCAAGTAAGATTTGGAAATATGTTCTCTTTTCTTAACAGAGATGTAGAGTTTTATTTCAACTTCTATTTGGACTTTAGAAAAAATCCAAGGAGAGAGTAAAATGTTAGCAGTCACTCTAACTTTATCATCAATTATTTCAATACTTTTTTTATGTGTTGGGGGTGTGATAGGTTATCTTCTCAAAGAATATGTCTATGAGAGAAATTCAACCTATATCCCAACTCATCCAGAAATGTTTGATGAGAATGGACAAATTTTACCAGATGAAATTCTTGCAGTAAGATTTGAAAATACCCTTGAAGATTTCTCTGAAGGGGAAGAATAAATAAAAACACTGATTTGATACTATTATGTCTACATCTACAAAAACATCTACAAAACTTCCACCAAATCCATTCATGCATGAGATCTTAGATCTTGTTAGTAAGCAAAGAACAGTTGCAAAGAAAACAGAAGTTCTTAAGCAATATGAATGTGATGCGTTGAAGTCAGTTTTGATTTGGAATTATGATGAATCTGCGATTAGTGTGATGCCTGAGGGTAATGTTCCATTCAATAAGAATGAAGCTCCTTTAGGCACTGATCACACTTCACTTAGAAAGGAATGGAAAAACCTTTATCATTTTGTAAGGGGTGGTAATGATTCTCTTTCTTCTTTACGCAGAGAATCAATGTTCATTCAATTACTTGAAGGTCTTCATCCAGATGAGGCAAATATTGTTTGCCTAGTGAAAGATGGAAATCTTGAAACAGAATATAAAATTAAAAAAGATATTGTATCTAAGGCTTTTCCTGATATTAAATGGGGAGATAGATTATGATTGAAGTCAAAGTCATTTATGAAGACTGTGACCCATCATTGTCTAATGACAGATCTCTACCAACAAGTGCTTTTTTGGTAGAGTATATTCAGGGAGAAACAACACACTATGATATTGTTTCTACTGGTAAAAAATCAGATATCTTTGATCAATACTATGACAAGTATAAAAAAGATCTGATAAACATTACACAAGCAGAAGGAAGAATAAGTCCAAAGTTTTGGAGTCCCGATAAAAAATGAACAGAGATGAACTACTAGAAAAACAAATAAATTCTTTAATCAGAGATGAAATACAAGAAGTCATCAATGATTATGTTGATGATAAAGAAGAGACAAAGAAAGCAGGGCTTGGTTTTTTTGAATCTGAAGAGGAATTGAAAGTTAAAATCTCTAAAGGTGAGGTTGAAAAACTCATCAAACAATATAAAAAACTCAAGAAAAAAGAAAAATCAAATATCAATCAAATTCAAAGACTCAGTTTGCTTGATAAAAATGGTAATCCATTAAAATAAATACACATAAAGATAAGTTTATATGCTTTCTACTAAGTATCGTCTCAGACTTGAGTTCATCTGTGCTCGCATAGTAAACAATGAAGAAGTAAATTTAGATGACATGATTTGGGCAAATAAATTAGCAAAGTCTAATAGATCTGCTGGTGAGATGTTAAGGAAGGCAAGAAGAATTGCTGCCAACCCTGATATTGATAAGGGTGGTCTTGATGATTTTATGATACAGATGGGACTGGGGGATCCTGACCCATCTAATCACTCAAAGGGATTCCAAAATACAGATGAGATAGTAGAATGGTTTCATGAAGAAAAAACAGATGATTGGAGGCAGAGAGACTAATGCAAGCAGTAATTTATAGTAATGGTAGTCAAGAATGTGAGCGCGCTTGTATGTTGCTTAAGAGTCTTCATGAAGACTTTCATGAGTATATTTTAAATGAAGACTTTACTGACAAGCAATTTCATGCAGAGTTTGGTGAAGAGGCTGAGTATCCACAGATTGCCATTGGTCTTAAACATCGTGGCAGTTTAAAAGAAACACTTCACTATATAAATTCAAATAAAATTTTAGGGAGTATCTGATGACTAAACCTAATGCTCTTTATGAAGACATGGAAAAATTAAATGCCTTATATGAGGAACTTTGTTGGGATCATGATGATGAATTGGTCTTTACTCATGATGGTGAAGAGGTCATTATCTACAACAAATCTAAAAGAAATAGTTTGTAGTGATACCAACTATTCATTTAATTAACTTGACACATATATAAGATAGGACTATAATAAACTCAGGTTTGTAATAGACCTATCGTTCATCTCTTAGGAGACGCAAGTAAGTCGCGGAACGGAGCGTTCATCCCATGATTGAATTTCTTTTATATTCAACACTCAGTTGTTCTGATGCTGACAGCATTATGCTAAGGCTTAAGAATAATAAAGATCTTGGATCTCAAGTTAAGATTGAGTTGGTAGAGGTTCTTAAGGAATCTGCACCTGAATGTTATTGGGACGCACACGACTAAAGGAACGGAAGAACACGGATCACCCTTTGGGTAAAAGGTGTAAAATTAACCAACTACTTTAGGAGTAAACAAATGAATACACTCACACTTATTAAGAAGCAAATAGACAAGCAGTCTGCATTGCATGATGCACAAATCAATATCACCAAGTATCGTGGTGTTGATTGTAAAGCACATGAGACAAAAGGGGAAACCCATGGTACATTCTGCTACAGAGGTCGCACTTACACCAAGTGATTGCCAAACCAATTGAATAGTGTTAAAATGGGGGTGAATACTCCCATTTTTTTATGGAAAAGGATAGACTTAAACAGATTGTATCCAAACTTAAACTTCTTGTTGATCAGTTGGAATCAGAAGTTTATTCTGACCCAAATGCATACAATACAACTAGAACTAAATATGATATTCCCATCTCAGATTATGAAGAAGTATTCAATGATGATGATGGTTATCCAGATTAAATAATGTATGAAGAACTAGACACATTTGAGAGAGCACTTCAACATTTTGGTACAAGAGTTGAATGTTTTGCTGCCATGGAAATGGGTGGTAAGATAAGTGCTGAAGATGCTTATCAAGCAATCAAAACAGAACTTAAAGAACTAAAAAAAGTAAGAAGAGCAGAAAAGAAATGACAGCACAACTTATTTCAGTCACACCTGATGCAGAAAAGCACATTGCTTATTGTGCCAGGGTGAGTAATCCTTCCAATCAAGGTAATGATTCTTTTGAAGGTCTTATTAAGTACTGCATTAAGCATAAGCATTGGAGTATCTTTGAGCAGGCATATCTAACCATTGAGTTGGAAACCACCAGGGCTATAGCAGCTCAAGTGCTGCGTCATAGATCATTTACATTCCAGGAATTCTCACAAAGATATGCTGACTCAAGTCTTCTTGGTAAAACTATTTCCTTGCCTGATCTAAGACGTCAAGATACTAAAAACCGTCAGAACTCTACTGATGATCTTGACCCATTTGTTCGTCAGAGTCTTGAGTTGCAGATGCAGACTTTATTTGATTCTTCTATGGCATTGTATCAACAGATGTTGGAGAGAGGAGTGGCAAAGGAGTGTGCTCGTATGGTGCTTCCATTGGCAGTTCCAACAAGAATGTACATGAGTGGCTCAGTGCGATCATGGGTTCATTATATTGAATTGAGAACTGCTAATGGAACACAAAAAGAACATATGGATCTTGCTAATGAATGTAAGACCATTTTTGCAGAACAATTTCCTGTCATTGCAAAGGCACTTGACTGGTCTTAATAAATATAAACACTAATGAGGTGCTCATGCCAACATATCCTGTTATTAATTTAGAAAGTAAAGAAAAAAAGACACTCAGTATGACCATGAAGGCATATGATGAGTGGAGAAAAGAGAATCCAGGATGGGATAAAGACTGGTCAGAAGGTTGTGCTGGACAATCTACAGAATTTAAGTGGACTGGTGAGGCCAAATCTAATGGATGGAATGAGATCTTGGATCGTGCGTCTAAACAACCAGGAGCAAATGTTAGTAAAAACAGATACTACGGTTAACCCTTCTAATCTTTCAAAGTATGCCTAGAAAAAGTAAGTCTGGAATTGGTAGCACTAATCCTGTACCATTTGGTATGAGTAACAAGACAATGAAAAGAAAAAAACCAATCAATCTTGATTATATAAAAAAGATTGAACCACTCACAGAGAATCAAGAATTATTTTTTGAGGAGTATAATAAAAACCAACAAACTGTTGCGTATGGATGTGCTGGAACAGGAAAGACTTTTATTACCCTCTACAATGCTCTGTTGGATGTCTTGGATACAAAGACACCCTATGAGAAGATTTACATTGTCAGGTCTCTTGTAGCAACCAGAGAGATTGGTTTCCTCCCTGGTGACCATGAAGATAAGTCATCACTTTATCAAATTCCTTATAAGAATATGGTAAAATATATGTTTGAAATGCCTGATGATAATGCATTTGAAATGCTCTATGCAAATCTTAAGGCACAGGGTACAATTAGTTTCTGGAGCACCTCATTTATCAGAGGAACTACTTTTGATAATGCAATTATTATTGTTGATGAATTTCAAAACCTTAATTTCCATGAACTAGATTCAATTATTACTAGGATTGGTGAAGGTAGTAAGATTCATTTCTGTGGTGATGCTACACAGACTGATTTAATCAAGACTCAAGAGAAGAATGGGATTGTAGATTTCATTCGCATCCTTAAGAACATGCCTTCATTTAGTATGGTAGAGTTTGGTCCAGAGGATATCTGTAGAAGTGGATTGGTTAAAGAATATATTATTGCAAAACACGAATTAGGTATGTAATGTTTGAGCACATTGAAATTGATTTCCCTAGTCTTTCTAGACAGACTATTGATGGTGTTAGGTACTATGATACCCCTGATGGTAAAAAGTTAGTCTCTATCACATCTATTATTAGTCATTATCAACGTGAGATCTTCAGAGAATGGAGAGCAAAGGTTGGTAATGATGAAGCAAATAAGATCACTAAGCAAGCAACCAGTAGGGGTACTGATATGCATACCCTTTCTGAAAACTATTTGAGCAATAAGAAGTTGCCAAGTGTGCAACCTCTTTCAGAATTTCTTTTCAAGCAGGCTAAACCTAACTTGGATAAGATTGATAACATTCATGCTATTGAACAGGCATTGTTCAGTAAAGAATTGGGAGTTGCTGGAACTGTAGATTGTATTGCTGAGTATGATGGTGAACTTGCTATCATTGACTTCAAGACTAGCAAGAAACCCAAACCAAGAAAGTGGATTGATTCTCATTTTGTGCAATGTGCAGCATATGCTTGCATGTTATATGAGATGACTGGTATAATGGTAAAGAAGTTTGTAATTATTATGTCATGTGAAAATGGCGAGGTTGAAATTTATGAAGAATATGACAAAAAAAAGTTCATCAACTTACTCTCAAAATATATTAGAGAGTTTGTTGAATATAAATTACACGATTATGCCATCAACTGAAGATAGCATCAGTAAACTTATTGAGAATAAATTTTATTCCTCAAAGAAATTTGCTGAGGAAATAGAAACTATTGCTCACAACAATAAAGGCATGAGTTATATTGATTCTATTGTCTTTTTCTGTGAGAAAAATAGTGTTGATGTAGAGTCAGTTCCTAAACTGATGTCTAAACCTTTAAAAGAGAAACTGAAGTGTGAAGCAATGGAACTTAATTTACTTAAGAAGACATCTCATGCTAAACTTCCACTATAATATTATTCAATTTGAAGAAGTAGATGATTCCAAAAGTGACTCCCTTTGACTGCTACAAATCTTATCTTGGTTTAAAGAATCATTTCACAAAACAAAAATATGACTATCATAGATATGGTGGTAAATCACGTGCATCTCTTGATAGTTTCTATAAAAGACGTGATAGATTCTTTTTTGAAAAATTAAGTAGACAGAAAGACGATAGTGAAGTTGTTGAATTCTTTGTCTCTAACTTTGTTTCTTGTGATGATCCTCAGTCTCTGTGGATTGGTGAGATTGTGAGGAATGGTGAGCAAAATTATACAGATTGGAAAAAAAGACTGCAGTCTCTTAGCTATACTTTTAGAACTGAGATAGAAAATGTATTTGCAGGAAAGAAATTTGATGACATGTTTTTCATTAACGGAACAAAACATCCACAGATTGTCAAAGAACACCTTGCAAAAAGTATTTCTCTTGAGTCTATGGTTCTTTTAAATAAAGTTATTGGATTCAAAAATAACTTTGATAAAAAAATGGATGATCCTGTCTGGAAATTTTTATCTATGAGAATGTCCAAGTATGATTCTTTTCTACATATTGATGTGATAAAGTATAGAAAAATCCTAAAAGGTATAGTAGTGTAATGAGTTTTTTCAATTCAGATTTAGTTAAAAAAGAAATGGAGGAAATAACTGAACTCCAAGAAAAAATTTATGACAGTGTGTTCAAGTTTCCTACTATGAATAACAAGGAAAAGTTAGAACACATTGAAATTCTTGAGAAGTTGCTTAATAAACAACAAATTCTTTATACAAGATTAAGTTTATCTGATGATCCTCAAGCAAAAAGTATGAGAGATATGCTTATTAAAGAAGCAAAGATGATTGGATTTCCTGATGATGTTGATATTAGGTATGTCTTTTCAAATATGTGTACTATGATTGAAGCAATGAAGAAAACCATCCAGGAAGACACTTGACTTTCCCATATACATAGACTATATTAGAGGCTGCCTGATCCTCAACCAAGTTAAAGGACACAGACCAAATACATTCAATACGGAGAATACAATGTCTTTTAAAGACCTTAAGAAGCAATCTTCCTTAGGTTCTCTCACTAATAAACTGGTGAAAGAAGTAGAGAAGATGAACAATACTGGTGGAGGTGCAGATGATCGCCTTTGGAAACCAGAAATGGATAAGTCAGGTAATGGTTTTGCAATCATTCGTTTCCTGCCTGCTTCAGAAGGAGAAGATCTTCCTTGGGTAAAACTCTTCTCACACGCATTCCAAGGACCTGGTGGATGGTATATTGAAAACTCTTTGACCACAGTGGGTGGTAAAGATCCTGTTGGAGAACTGAACAGGGAACTTTGGAACACTGGTAATGAAACAGATAAGGATACTGTGCGCAAGCAAAAGCGTAAACTGTCCTTCTATGCAAACATCTATGTTGTAAGGGATCCTGCCAACCCTCAGAATGAAGGTGGAGTATTCTTGTACAAGTTTGGCAAGAAGATCTTTGATAAGATCATGGGTGCCATGCAACCTGAGTTTGAGGATGAGACTCCTATCAATCCTTTTGACTTCTGGCAGGGTGCTAACTTCAAACTGAAACTGAAGAAAGTTCAGGGATACTGGAACTATGATTCATCTGAGTTTGATACCCCTGCACCCATCCTTGAGGATGATGATGCTATGGAAGCATTGTGGAAGAAGCAATATTCATTGACTGCTTTTACCTCTACTGATCAGTTCAAAACATATGATGAACTGAAGAAGCGACTTGATTATGTTCTTGGCAAAAAATCATCAAGGGTAGCACCAGTACAGCAGGAAACAGAGTATGACAACTATGCAGCAACTGAACAAAAAACAGTTAGCGAAGAAG